ATTAACCATGACAGTAAACATAAGCAAACCCTCGATCAACATCAGGGAGAAGTTATCAGAATTGGACAAGCCCAGCGGTATAGCTGGTGAAGCTGTACTAAGGGCTGACAGTGTTCAGGAGATTCGTGATCAAATTGGTGCTGGTCGTAAGAACCTTATTATTAACGGTGGTATGCAGGTTAGCCAGAGAGGTGGTTCAAGTACATTCGGCCAAAGCGACAAAGGCTATAAGACAGTCGATAGGTTTTCCGTCTATGAACAAGGAACTCCTTTATCTACATTCGATGTAAATAGGGTAACAGACTCACCTAACGGGTTTCGCTCTAGTCACAAGTTAACTTGCACGACAGCAGAAGCAACTCCCTCATCAACTGTCCACATGTACACCTTTCAGAAAATAGAAGGGCAGAGCTTACAACATTTAGGCTTCGGTACACCTGATGCGAAAGATATTACTATTTCCTTTTGGGTTAAGGCGACTGTAGTTGGCACATACGCTGTAGCGTTTAAGCATTTTAGCTCAAATGGAGTTGGCACTCAATATTATGGAGACACATATACTGTAAACAGTGCTAACACTTGGCAGAAAGTAATAATGGTTATCCCTAAGAACACTGCCGCTGATATTATTAACGACAGCACAGGTGGCTTTTCTTGTGAATTTGTAGTGGTATCTGGAACTTACTACTCAAGCAGTGCAACTGGGTTACCATCTTGGACTGCCTCACCTAACGCAGCGCAGAGAGAAGGGGGTCATAACGTCAACTTAGGTTCTGCTGTCGGGAATTCGTGGCAAATCACAGGAGTACAACTAGAACTAGGCTCCGTAGCCACTGACTTTGAACACCGCAGCTATGGTGAAGAGTTGGCGTTGTGTCAGCGGTATTACTATGCTATCAACGGTGCGGGTAATGCTGGGTACAACATGATTCTGCAACGAAGGAATGGAAACGGTACTAAATCTTACCAACAAACAATTGAGTTTCCAGTAACGATGAGAGTTTCCCCTGCAACTGCTGCCACATACCTAGACTTGCATAAGCCCGGAGTGGCTTATGATCCCATAACCTCAATTGGTTTTGCATCTAGTCCTGAAATGGGTGCGGCACACATAATGGTGCAAACGGCGAATATAGATAGTATAGCTGCACAAGTCCGTAACTTTAATATCCAGTTTGACGCGGAGCTATAACATGACTATCGAAACAGTAAAACTACAAGACTCTGGCTACTTAATCAACGGTAGCATGAGCGTACCCAACGACCCAGCTAACCGTCACTACTCTTATGTTCAAGAATGGATAGCAGAAGGTAACACTCCTGCTCCTGAGTTCACTGATGCTGAGATAGTAGCTAATGCTCAGTCTAAGGTTAACTCTGAGTCACTAGCCTACCTAACTGAGACAGACTGGTATGTTACTAGAGAGTCTGAGACAGGTGTCTTAGTTCCAGTAGCAGTGACTCAGGCACGTACAGCAGCTAGAGCAGCAATCACCACATAAGCAAGGAATGGATAACATGGAAGCTAACGCTAGATTTGACAGACTAGAGGCTAAGATAGATAAATTAGCTGATGCTATGGTCAAGCTTGTGGAGATAGATACAAAGATTGATGGTCTATTCAACCACAACAACACACAGGACGCTAGGCTCAACAAGCACAGTGAAGAACTAGACATACATGCCATTAAGCTTGCTCTAGCAGCTAAGACTAGTGGCGGTAACGAATGGTTCATTAGATTACTAATAGCTGCCTTGGTAACAGGCGCAGCCTTTATGATGAGAGGTTAACATGGGCGTATTTAGCGTACTAAGCATGGTCACTGATATCTTTAAGCCAGCAGCAGATCTTATTGATAACTTACATACTTCAGATGAAGAGAAGTTGGTACAGAAAGCTCGCTTGCTAGAGATACAAGCATCTGCTGTGGATAGTGCTACTAAGTACAATCAGGCTATCTTTGAAGGTCAAGCTAAGATTGTAAACTCAGAAGCTTCAAGTGAACATTGGCTAGCAGCTAACTGGAGACCAATCACTATGCTCACCTTTGTAGCTATCGTAGTTGCTAAGTTCTTAGGTTACTCATCTCCTAACATGACACCTGAAGATTACAGTCACTTATGGACATTGATAGAGATAGGGCTTGGTGGTTATGTCGTAGGACGTAGCGTAGAGAAAGCAGTTAAGACTTGGAAGAAATAGTAAAGGAAACAAATGAAAACATATAAACAAACAGTCAACAATGTCCTCATACGCCTACGGGAACGTGAAGTAGCCTCTGTTGAAGAGAACAGCTACTCCAAGCTTATTGGCTTATTCGTACATGACGCTATAGAGATGGTAGAGAGTGCTTGGAACTGGTCTAACCTTCGTGAGACTATGACAGTAACCACTCAAGCTAATATCTTCAACTATGTACTCACTGACTTTGGTGACAAAAGCACAGTACTTGAGGTAATTAACAACACAAGTAATACATTCATGAAGTACCAGACAGCACACTGGTTTAACAATGTATACCTCAACAACACACCAGCCACAGGCTCACCACAGAACTATGTATTTAACGGCCTTAACGCTTCAGGTGACACACAGATTGATGTATACCCTAAGCCCGATGGTGTCTACCAGTTATTCTTTAACGTAATCAAAAGGTCACCAGACGTAGCCTTAGATGATGATTTAGTTAAAGTACCTTTCTTACCTGTGCAGGCTCTAGCCTACGCCATGGCTCTTGAGGAGCGTGGTGAGGATGGTGGTATGTCAGCAGTGTCAGCTAAGGCTCTAGCTAGTAACTACCTCTCAGACGCTATTGCTATTGATGCAAGTAAGCATCCTGAGGAACTAATTTGGGAGGCTGTGTAAGCTATGGCTAAACAACTACTCGCGGCCTCCATTGCTGCTCCTGCATTCTACGGGTTGAACACTCAGGAGTCAGGAGTAACGCTACAGGAAGGTTTCGCACTACACGCAGACAACTGCATCATAGACAAGTATGGTCGCCTAGGCTCACGTAAGGGTTGGCAGACGCTAACCTCAGGCAGCACAGGCGTAGACCTGACTGGTGTGGCTAACTTTAAGGATGTTGCTGGTACTAACGTTATGTTGTCTTGGAATGATACTACATTCTTCTCAGGCACCCAAACGCTCACTACTAGAACACCCACCACAACAGACACCATATCAGCTGGTAACTGGCAGACAGCTACACTCAACGATCATCACTTCTTCTTCCAACGTGACTACATTCCATTAGTCTACAGTGCTGAGACAGGTTCTACTGTATTCGACTCAATGGCAGTACACTCAGGTGCTACTGCAGGCTACCCTAAGGCTAACGCAGTGTTAGCTGCTTATGGTCGCTTGTGGGCTGCAGATACGTTAACTAATAAGTCTACAGTGTGGTTCACTGATGTACTAGATGGTACTGATTGGAACATAGGCACTACAGGTTCTTTGAACATCTCTAGTGTACTAACGCAGGGATCTGATGATATTGTAGCCCTAGGTGCACACAACGGCTACTTAATCATCTTCTGTAAAGATAACATAATCATCTATGGTGATGATAATAACTTCAATGATAACGCAGGTATGACTACCTCTGATCTTCGATTGATAGAAGTAATTGAAGGTGTCGGTTGTATCGCTCGTGACTCAGTGCAGAACACTGGTGAAGACATATTGTTCCTGAGTAACACAGGTGTACGTTCATTGAACCGAACTGTACAAGAGAAGTCTCAGCCAATGAGGGACATCTCTAAGAATATACGTGATGACATCATTCAGGCTATCAATGGTGAAGTCTTAGCTAATGTTAAGTCAGTCTACTCACCAACTAATGCTTTCTACTTACTCACCTTCCCAGCAACCAAGCAGACCTTTTGTTTTGACACTAGGCAGACGCTAGAAGATGGAAGCTTCAGGGTAACCGTATGGCCTGAGCTCACACCTAAGGGTATGTTATCTCTAGGCTCTGATCTATTCTTTGCACAGCCTAACGGTATTGCACAGTACAGAGGTTATCAAGATGATGGTGCTAAGTATGAGATGGCTTACTACAGCAACTTCTTTGACTTGGATATGCCTAACGTAAACAAGATAGTTAAGAAGCTATCAGCCACTACGGTAGGAGCTACAGGTCAGACTTTCGCACTTAAGGTTGGTTATGAGTATAGCCCAATCTACTTCTCTCAAACATTCATGCTTACGGCAGGTACTGTATACGAGTATGGTTCTGCTGAGTATGGTGTAGCAGAGTTTGCTGGTTCAGTACTAATCAACGAACAATCAGCACCTACGCAGGGAGCAGGCAACATCATTCAAATAGGTTTCACTACAGACATTAATGGAACTGCAATGTCACTTCAGAAAATATCAATATACGCTAAACAAGGCAAGGTACTTTAACTATGTCCAATTATATCAAAGCAACAAACTTTGCATCTAAGGATGCTCTGACTACAGGTAACCCCCTTAAGACCGTAAGTGGTACTGAGATTGATGACGAGTATACAGCTATTGCATCTGCCGTAGCTACTAAAGCTAACTCAAGCTCTCCTGCGCTTACAGGCACACCTACAGCGCCTACAGCAGCCTCAGCTAACACTAGTACTCAGATAGCTACTACAGCATTCGCTCAGGCCGCCATAACGGCTGGTGTAGCTGCGGTAACCTCAAGTAATGCTACTAAGGCTCCTCTGGCCTCCCCTGCCCTCACAGGCGTCCCTACGGCCCCTACAGCGTCCTCAGGTACTAATACTACACAGGTAGCTACTACAGCCTTTGTTGCTGCTGCTAGCCCTACGCTGGGTGTCAACGGAGTCAACGTGAATGGCACCTTAGTAACTGGTCGTACAATCTACGTGGATAACGATGCTCCAACTGGAGGAGCTAACGGAGATATCTGGTTTGAATATTAAAGCGAAGGTAGGTAGCACTTGGGTAGACCCAGTCATACAGGCCAACATCGGTGGTACGTGGACTAAGGTTAAGAAAGCTTATGGTAAAGTAGGAGGCACTTGGCAGAAGACATATGAATATGAATCAGTATACACCTTCAGCAATGGAGTACACACCAGTGTTGACCTAGATGCTTTAAGTTTGGATAGATTTCACGATGTACGTATCGTTGTGCCTAGTGGTGCTACTTTAGTTGCTTCGTCAACAGGTACTTTTGCTCTTAAGACAGGCACTAGTCATAACGCTAAGTTGACTATACAGAACTTTGGTACTATCATAGGCCGTGGCGGCAACGGAGGCAATGGTGGCTTTGGTTACTCATACAACCAGATTGCAGGAGCTACTAATGGTACTTCAGGCGGCACAGCAATACATATCGAATCCAACGTAATCATATCAAATAACGGTACAATTGCTGGCGGTGGCGGAGGAGGCGGAGGTGCTGAGGGCTACGTACATACTGGTACAGCCTATGGTGGCGGTGGCGGTGGTGGCGGCGGCAGGCCTTATGGCGCTGGCGGCTCTGGGGGCTCAACTACACATAGTGGGGGCAATGGCTCCGCAGGCTCCTTAGCTAGTCAAGGATCAGGAGGGTCAGGGGGCTTCGATGGAACTGTCCGTGGAGGCGTAGGTGGTGCAGGCGGCGCTGCTGGCTCTTCAGGTAGCCAAGGTGGTGAGATCACAGGAGATCATGGTCACGTTGTAGAGTCCAATAAAGGAGTAGGGGGTGTTGCAGGTGAGACCTATCACAACCCTAGCAACTTTAGCACATCATAAAGTAATTCAAAATAAAGCTTGACACACTTCCTCACTTCTGGTATAATATACCTAAGAACAAAGGAAATTACTTTAAGTTATTCATTA